CTGGCCTTTAGGGTGGGACTTTTGGGGAGGGGGTAGGGGGTATATAGTATAGTAGCAGCACTTTACTCCTATATTTATAATACGGGGAGTAAATATACAAATCACTATGTAATTATCTTCTTTGTAGAACAATATAAAAATATAACAAATGGCAACGATAACTCCAGCATTAACTATTACGGCAAACGATAGCAGTCACGCTACGCCAGGACCATTAAGCTTTGCATTATCACTAAATCAAAGCAAAGCAATAAGTGGACTAACAAAAGTAGAAACAAAGATAATGGATATAACGGCAGGCTCTGAGGCTGATGCAACTCACATGATATTTGATGCTAGCACTTTTACGGGTACTGCAGAAAAAGAAAATGATGGTGGTTATGTATATTTAAGAAACATGTTAGCTGACCCTAGCGACAATACCCACGATATATACATAGGTTTTACTGCTGGAGCTAAAGATCTAGCTACTGACGGTAACACTGAAAGACTAATGACGTTAAAACCAGGAGAATTTGCATTTTTTCCATGGAGTATGGCACAAGATCTTGTAGCAGATATTCACACAACTCACACTGGAGCGTTAGAAGCTTGGGTATTTGTTAAAACTACTACAGCATAATAAGGAAAATCCTTATACCTAATCAATAAAACCAAAAACAATGACATACATATACTATAAAAGTAGCACATATGCTACAGAACCTAAAATTTCAGAAAAACAAATGGACGAGTGGAAGCACTTAGCCACTAAAAAGAACTGGAGAATTACACAATTACCTAACGGGTACTACCAAACAGAGGTAAATAAGCCCGATAACAAAGATTCTTGGGTAGATATTACAAGAAGAGAGACAATGGAAGGTGCAGAAGCTGCAATAAACGGTAGTGTTGAGCACTTTGAGAAGAAATTAGAGTACGTAAAAGGCCCAAAAGTAGTAAAAACTTTTAAATAATAGCAATTATGGCGTTTAAAATGCGTAAATTTTCTGGATTTAAACAAGTAGAACCTAAAAAGTTCGAAGACATGTCAGTTCAGGAGTTTTTAAGCGCCGCTAAACAAGCTAAAGAAGCTAGAATTGAAAGAAGAAAACAAAGAATACAAAATGTAATACAAAATCCAGATAATTACAGCGAAAGAAAAGTTCGTAGAAATATACAAAAGTTTAGAAAAGATAAATCAAGAGGTAGATATTAGCAATATGGCATTTAAAATGAAAAAGTTCGGACATGTTAAAGTAGATAGAGCTCCATTAGACAGTGGAGTTTTAGCTGAAGCTAGAAATGACGGAACAATAGTTATAGATGCAAACGCTAATTTAAATAAAAAGCAAATGAACCGTGTTATTAAGCATGAAATGAAACACATGCAAGACATGGAAACTGGTAAAGCTGCTTATGGAGACGAGTGGTTAATGTGGAACGGTAATATTTATCTTAGAAGAACTATTAACGGCGAAAAAGTTATAGATGGGCCGGCTGGTAGATTACCAGAAGGGCATGCAGACCACCCATGGGAAGCTGAAGCTATAGAAGCTGAAACTAAAAACAATAATAAAAAAGAAGATTATGGCCTTTAAAATGAATAAAAAAAATGTTAACTTTGGAGAAGGCACTGGATCTTCACCTAAAAAATTTGGCGGAATGATAGGAGCAATGGGAGGCATACTTGGTGGTGGATCGTTTGGTTCTAGGCTTCCAAAAGGGCTTTTAGACAAACAATATAAAAAAATGTCTGAAAAATATGGAGAAGAAAAAGCCGGCAAAACTATGAAAACTATGTATGGCTACGAGCCAACTCCTACAGCCGGAGCGCAAGGTACAATGGTAGGTGACCCTGGAACTCAAGACGCTGGGGATCCAAACATAGAAGCTAAGAAAGCTGCTAAAGGTGGAGGAGGTATATTTGGTGGAATAGGAAAAGTAGTTAGAGGTGATGGATCAGCTACTGGAGGTGGCAATTTAAAAGATAGATTAAGAAGTATATTACAAGAACTAGAAAATAAAGAATAAAACTATGGCATTTAAAATGAAAGCGGGTAAAGAAGGCCCAATGAAAAAAAACTTCGGTAGTGCAATGAATTTTAACGCTGGATTAAGAGCAGCGTCAAAAGCTGGCAAGCTAGATAATAATCCTAAATTTAAAGCAGCTGTTGACAAAGCTCCTACAAAAGCAATGAAAAATGACGCACCTATGATGCGTATGGAAAAAGGAGCAATGAAGAAAATGGGCTCGCCTAAAAAAATTGATTTTAAGAAGCTGAAACGTTCAGTAAGTGTTGACCTTCATAAAGCTGGAAGTAAAATTAAAAGAGGATTTAAAGATTTCTACGCAGATTTAACTGGTGGACAAACTTCAAGAGAAAAAAGTAAAATTGCTGAAAGAGAAAGAGAGCTTAGAAAAATGAAAAAAAATAATCCTGATCAATTTGCTAAAAGCATGAAAAATTTTCCAGATGCTGTATACGATCCAGATAAAAAGAGCAAAATAAGAAAATAAAAGAAGTAGAACTTAAAATCTACAAAGTTAAATTAAATTAAATTAAATACATTATGGAATACAACTTACCTAGTGAGTTGGTGAAAGATCTTAGCTTTGGTAAAGATGCTAAAGCTAAGGTAATCACTGGCGTAAACAAATTAGCCCAAGCTGTAAAGTCGACGTTGGGAGCATCAGGAAAATGCGTGATATACGAAGACGGCAGGGGCAGACCGGTCATAACAAAAGATGGTGTAACCGTAGCGGAAAGCGTAGTCTTATATGATCCGGTCGAAAATATGGGAGCAACTTTAATTAAAGAAGCTGCTCGAAATACAGTTAAAGATGCTGGAGACGGTACAACTACCGCTACAGTTCTAGCTGAAGCAATAATCAAACAAATAGACACTGCGATCGCAGAAGGTCTAACAATCAGAGAAATTAAAGACGGAGTTAATAAAACATTAGAAGACGTTATTGTTTATTTAAATAACAAAGCAATAGACGTTGAAGGTGATATGCTATCATCTGTTAGTGCTATATCTTGTAATAACGACAAAGAGCTTGGAGCCATTATAGCTGAAGCTTATGACAAAGTCGGTAAAAACGGTGTAGTATTAATGGAAGAGAGTGAATCAGAAGATACATATGTTGACATCGTAGACGGTGTTAAAGTAGAGTGTGGCATAACATCACCGCATTTTGTAACTAATACAGAAAAACAAACATGTGAACTAGATAATCCATTAGTTTTTATCTGTTCTTCTGAAATACCTAATGTGCGTAAAATACAAAACATATTAGAGTTTGTTATAAAGAACAACCGATCTTTACTTATAGTAGCCCCAGTTGCACAGCAAGTAAAGTCGGCGCTTTTAATGAATAAAGTAAAAGGTAATATAAAAGTTAATATTATTGATCTACCTGGCTTTGGTCCTACTAAAAAAGATGCTACTGAAGATCTAGCTATACTTACAGGCGCTACAGTACTTAACGAAGAGCTTGGTGATGATTTAGATTTAATGAAGCCTGAGCATTTAGGTGAAGCTGAGTTTGCTGTAACTGATGATAAACATACAGTGTTAACGCTAGAGGGTATGACTGAGGGTATTGAAGGTAGAATAGATGAGTTAAATAAACATTTGCTTGAAGAAAAAAATGATTTTATTAAAAAGAAACTAGAAGACAGATTAGCTATGCTATCAGGTAGTGTAGGCATAATACGAGTTGGCGCTAACTCTAAGGTTGAGCTCAAAGAAAAGAAAGACAGAGTTGAAGATGCTATATACGCAACTAAGGCTGCTTTACAAGAAGGTATTGTGCCGGGTGGTGGCGTGGCTCTATTAAATGCTAGCCAAGAGATAGAAGCTAAAAGATGTGGTAAAGTATTACTTAACGCACTATCTGCTCCATTTAAAACTATACTTGACAACGCTGGTTTAGAGCAAGTGGCGCCAAGACCTATTAAAGGTATAGGTGTAGATGTAGTAACTAGCAAAGAAGTTAATATGGTTGACACTGGTATTATCGATCCAGTACTTGTAACTAAGTCTGCACTTAAAAACGCTGTAAGTGTAGCATTAACTATTATGTCAGCGGATTGTGTAATATCAAATGTACGTATACCAAATGCAAGCAGTTAACGATTATGTAATAGTTGATATAATAAAAGAAGGGCCAAAGAAAGTTGGTGGCCTTATATTAACTGACGAAACAGACGAAACAAACAGATATAGAAAAGCAAACATTATATCTGTAGGTAATGATGTCCCTATTGTTAAAAAAGGTGATAGTGTTTACTACGACGCTATAGCTGGTCATGATATAGCTTATAATGATACTATGTATCGAGTTATTCGCGCTAGAGATATAGTTATAGTAGAATAATTACTATTTACTAAAAACGTGTAATTACTATTAAAGTAGATTATACATAAACTATAAACCATAAACAATAAACAAAAAATCAAAAATTAATTATTAACTATTAAAAATTTAAATTTATGTCACAAAGAGAAGTATTTTTATATTTTCAAGATGGTAACGATGACGCTTACTGTTATCCATTAAGTAAATTTCTAGGCTTTAGACACAAAGCTAATGGAACTTTACTAATGACATTCGCTCCCGTAGAGACTAACGACGCTAGTGAAATAGATATAGTAACTTTAACAATCGCTACTAACAAAGAAAAAGACGCTATAACTGATATTGTTAACTTAATTAACAGTGGTCCTCATACGACAGGTGTTTTGACTATTGCTGATAACGTTAATCAAGTTTACGCTTCTACGCACGTCACTGATGTTGCTGGTACGATCGATACATAATAAATGCGATTAACTAGTCACGATTTACGTGATTTACAAATCCTTAAGTATTACAGGCTCGTTCGTAAATGGGCCTGTAAGACTTACGGGTTAACAGACGCTGATCTTGAGTTACTAATTTACTTAGACTGCAAGGGGCGTTTTACAAGAAATGAATTTATCGACGGAACATATACCATGAGTTGGGATAAGAACCGTTGGGAAAAATTAAGGAGGAATGGTTGGATAGAAACGTGGAGACACAGAAACAGAACAACCATCAAATACTCTGTATTCAAAACCTCCTTCAAGTGCTCACACTTGATAAGTAGAATATATCGTATACTTTTAGGAGAAGAAGATATACCTACTTCAGAATCAAATGTGTTTTTTAATAACAAATCATA